GAGAACTCTCTCACCTCTATCGGTCAGACCGATCCTGTCGGTGAGTTGAACTCTAAGCTGTGGAACTCTGGTTCTGAAGACGACAAAGAGACTGCTCGTAAGCAAAAGCGTCGACTGCACTATGTCGCTAACGTCTATGTCGTGAGTGACTCTGCAAACCCTGACAATGAAGGCAAAGTCTTCTTGTTTAAGTTTGGTAAGAAGATCTTTGACAAGATCATGGACGTGATGCAGCCTGCATTCCAAGACGAGAAGCCCGTCAACCCGTTTGATATGTGGGAAGGCGCTGACTTCAAGTTGAAGATTCGTAACGTTGAGGGTTATCGTAACTACGATAAGTCTGAGTTCTCCTCACCTTCTCCGTTGTCTGAAGACGACAGCAAACTAGAAGCTATCTACAACAAGGCTTACTCTCTGAAAGAGTTTACCGATCCGAGCAACTACAAGTCGTATGCTGAGCTAAAAGCAAAGCTGATGCGTGTGCTTGGTCAAGAAGTTGAAGGTGGTACACCTACGATGCGTGAGGAACGTGTCATGAACGAACCTGTCTCAGCACCGGCTCCTAAACAGCCTGCCGTTGCAGCAGACATGGACGACGATGATGATACGATGAGCTACTTTGCAAAGCTAGCTAACGACGACTAAAAACAAAGGCTCCATGCATATGATAGCATGAGAGCTACAGTCGTACCGTAAAGGTGAAAGACGGCCGCTACTAGTAATAAAGCTAGTACGGCCGTTATTATTTTAATATGCACCACGCATGACGTGGAACGGATCCATTGAATTAAAAGGACTAGGTGATGGCAAGACTAATCCTTGATTTGAAGACGACACATTGTTTACAGTTCTGCTTGATCCGTCTTGAATCACTACAGTTTGTTTATTAGAGTTTGCTGCATTCTGTGAGGCAAGACTAGCTACTGTAGGTGCAGTTGTTGGTCTAGGTTTATTTATTTTCGGTGCTAGACTTCTTGTGAGAGGCGCAGGTTTTTCGTCAGGTGAAGGTAATGCTTCAGGGTCTGCTCCCTGTATACCGCCGTTACCTGGTTGTATTCCTGCTTCAACTTCTTTTCTACCGTTGGCAATATTATTTGCCCAATCAAACGGAAACGCATTTACTTTCTGACCAGTTAGCCATTGTGCAAATGCTGTAGCAAGTGTATCACCAGCTAAACCACCAATTAGGGCCCCGGCGATTGTACCAACGCCGGGAAATATTAGAGATCCAACTAAACCTCCTAGTGCAGCACCACCGATTCCACCGACTAATCCTGCTACACCAGATACCTTTTCTTCTTTAGATCCGTCGCCAGCTAAGATAGCAGCAAGAGCACCAGCGCTGAGTAAAGTACCGATCACTGGAATCTTTGTAGCAACTTTACTCAAGGCACCAAACCGTGGGAACTTCGTTGCTGCTTGTTTTGCAATATCAACTTTTGGTCCAATTCCACCTGTCATCTGAGGAGGCTTCAATGATCCTGCAGCAGGTCCTGTTACGCCTGATCCAATCCTTGGGGCAACTACCTTAGGAGGTTTACCTTTAGCTGGATCAACTGTTTTACCTTTACCTCCGGTGATAGCACTAAACGCAGCACCACCGACCTTGGCTAATCCCTTTACTGCACCCATCGCAAGTGTTCTAGCTGTCTTAGAGAACGCAAGAAGAGCTAGCACTGCAGCGCCTAGGCCATCCCAGTTCTCTTTCAACGCACCTACGTAATCACCTTCTGTGATCTTCTTGACGCCTTCTAAGAATGAAGTTCCTAGAGTTCTTACGACATCAAATATACCAGTAAATGCACCAACCCAATCAACGTTCTTTAGCTCAGTCAAAGCCCATTGTACTGATGGATGATCGACGATACTTTTTACAAATGTACCGATGTTCATGAATATACCTTTGACAATATCAAAATTGTCGTATATCAAGGCACCTGCACCAGCTAGAAGACCCGCAAATAAGCCTTTCTTTATGCCTAAGCCGCCTGAAGCTCCAGCACCAGCACGAGACTTACCTTCGGCTTTATCAGCTCTCTCTTTGTTACCACGCTCAATCTCTGCTTCTCGCTCATCTAGCTTTGAGCTTCTCATATCTTTGACAAGAACAGAAATGTTACTGTTCAAGGTCTTTGTAGATTGAGCTTGATCTCTCAGAGTTTCGTTCTGCTCTTGCAGAGTTACGTTGATGTCGCTTAAGGTGATTGCCATTTACATTCCCTGTTGTTTTGCTCGGTCATTCTTCTCTTTAATGTCTTCAATCAACATGATCAAGTAAATCTCTCTCTCCCACGGTAACATGTCTTCAAGTTCTGTCAGAGAATAGTGAAAGTTCTGTAGTAGTTGAAAGTTCACTTTATAATAGTTCTCTAACGACTCATGAGAGAGGCACACTAAAAAAAATCTTCGAGGCCCTCCAGTGTTCTTGTGTTTTCATGCTTACAGTTGGCACACGTGAACTTAGCATCATGTGTCAACTTTGGCAGATCTTTTACAAACTCACTGATCTTCTCAAACTGCGCAGACGTGAGTGACTCGATAAATCTTTCAACTTCTTCCCTTGGTTCATCAGCAACGTTGATGTTCTCCTCGTCTGTCTGCACAGACTCAATACAAGAGATGATGATGTCTACTAGCACATCTGCCTGAGACTCGGAGTTTAGAATCTTAGGATTGCGAATGAAGAAGTTGTAGTCCGGATATTTCAGCTTAACAGAGATCTGATCTGTAATCTGCACAGTCATATCTCTCTTCTCGACTTTCATCTGGATTTCTTCGAGGTTTACCTTCACCTCATTGTTCGTCTCGCACTCTGTACAAGTCATGTTCAACTCGACCATTTCACCGACAGACTTTGCACGAACCTGCGTGAAGATATAGTCGACATCAAACGTCGTAAGTTTTGTCAAGTTCACATCTTCGACACAAGAGCTGATCGTGTCTAACATAGACTGAACGATGGCTCTACGATCTTGTGACTCGTAAGCGACCAGAAGTACCTTCTGCTCTTTAACTAGAAACGGCCGGTACTTGACTGTCTTGCCTGTCGAAGGTATCTTTAACTGATACTTCGGTGTCGTGTTTAACTGCGGTAACGCCATGATTTACTCCTTTTCACGTCAACCAAATATTTGTCCTGGATTAATATCCAGACTGATAAAGTTTTGAGACGGTGACACTGTCTTCCAGTTAGTGAAAGAGAGTTGAACCGTCACACGAACAAGACCATCCTGTTCGTTAGTAAAGTCGATCTGTTGTACTGTCGTAGGGAAAGCTTCTAGCAACTCAACGCTGTATACTGAGCCACCGCCAATTCCTATGTTCACTCTGATAGGACCTAGTCCACCAGAAAGTCCTATCAGTGGTTTTCTCAGCTGATGGATCTTTACTGTCTTTGCATAATCTTTCTTATAACCTGGTTCGTAGGTCTCATTGTTTACTACTGAATTCATCCATGCATCAAAATAATTCTTGACGCCGTAGTCGTTTAGAAGATAGAAGGACATGGTCACGTCATCGACTGCATAACCATAAGCTACCTTCTCTCTCACGTTACCGATCTGCCTCTCAGATGTCAGTATCTGTCTACCAGGCATAGTAACAGACTCACACAAGATGTTTAATTCACGTGAGTTTGACTGAGGGTTGTTACCTGTGATACCAGGAATCGAAGGTAAGAAGTTTGCAAAGCCGCCTAGCAGACCAGCAAGTCCACCACCTCCTAAAGTAGGTAACTCTACTAGAAAGTTATTGTTACGAGCAAAGCCTAACTTAGCTGAGGCAATACCTTTTAACTCGTCAATCGTTGGCATTACAGTACCATCCTTCGTGAATCTCTATAAACTCTCTGAGCGTTTGACTTTCTCCAGATCGCAGTCGGTAAGAACGTGGCGATCTCCCACTCAGGAGCATAAACCTTTGCAACTCTACCTTTAATGTGTTTTGTAAGATAGTGTTTGAAGCAAGGTTCGTAGAACCTTAGCTTACGCATTCTCTGAAGTATGCTGTAACGAATTCTAAAGCGAGTCGTCTCATCATACCTCTTATTGTTAGTGATCTCCATCAGCCCATCAAGCATCCTGGCTCTCAGTAGAGGTGAGAGATAGTGTAGATTCAATCCATAGAATCCACCAGGTGCAGGACCTACGACGATCACTAATGGAAACCTGTCGTAGTATGGCAACTCTTCTTTCAACTTAGGATCGTAGAAATACATGAACATGTTACCGATGATCGATCTGTTCACGATCGGTTGCATCAACTCAAGTTCTTCTTCACGCATCAACTGTCTTTGGTTGATGTTACGCATCGTCGCAAGCTTCTTAGAGAACCATGCACGCGACTCTGCAGTGCGTGGTTGAATACCAGCTCTAAACGCCTCTTGCTCTACTTTTTGAAATAGGTTACTCATGAAGAGTATTTATATGGATTTCTTGCGTTTGAATGCAGGTAGTTTCTTTAATGGTTTCAGTTTACCAGGCATGGCTTTAGGTAACAGTTTCATCTCTTGTAAAGTCTTCTCTGTCCAGACTTGAAACTCCCAACCACGATCTTTGCAGTAACTTTCTGCAGCTTCCCACTTACGCATGTTCTTGATGTAAGTCAAACCTTCAGCTATGTACTTCTTAGTTCTACGCTCACCCGTTGGTGGAGCCGTCTCTTTCTCAGGTTTGATCTCGACAAGTACTGTCTTGCCGTTGCTATATTTTATCTTAAGGTCCGGGAAGTACCTGTGATACTTCTTATCGACATCGTAGTAGTACGGAATCACGAGCTCTTCGGAGCTCCATTCCTTCACGTCCTCATTACCATCGCACCACATAAAACATTGTTTTTCCCAACTTGAGCGGTATATGATATTGTCAGGGTCTCCCCTGTATTTGTGTCGATTGGTTATGCGGTACTTCCCGGAATACGCCATTACTTCTCTTTTTTCCAGATCGTCCAGGCGCCATAGGCGATTGCGCCATAGGCAACGAACTTAGCAAAGGGGCCAAGCACGATGAACGAGACACCTGCACCGATGCAGATGATGCCGTCCCATGACGTTCTCTCCTTGAGTCTATTCATTACCCATCCCATTATGCTTCTCCTACTTTACAGTTACGCTTACGATGGCCGTTCCATGCAACAAAGCCACCAACACGAAGTGCAAGATAAGCAGCCCAGTTCAGAACATGGATGCCGTTCTGCTCGATGTTGATGTCACGGAATAGCTCATCAGCCTGTTTTTGTGTCATTGGCTCACTCGTATCTTTCTTGTTCTTCTTCAACAAGACGGTATACTTATAGACATAGTCGTGGACCAAACCACCAGCCAACAAGATACCAACTGGTGATAGCCATGATGCCAAGAACTTAGGCACCGAAGCACCGTCGAACTGGAATCCCGCCGGAATCACATACTTCTCACTGCCAACTTGGAAGTGCCAATCTTTAGCGATCTCCCATTGACGAACTTCCCAGAACCAGCACCAAATGGCTTTCCAAAAACCTCTACCATCCGTTGGAATACGAATTGGTTTCATGTGAGGCATCTCATCATACTTAAAGCCGATGATATCTTCATTTTGGTCTACACCAAAAAAGTTTACGATCCAACCGACTATGATGAGAGCTGCAAAGGCAGTTGCCATCCAATAGTCCAATAACAAACCAACGATAGTTTCCACCATAATTCCCTCCTGTGGATATAAATATTGTTGTTACACCTTTATCTATAGGAAAATCGCATGTCAGACTTTGAACGGCAAGCACACTCTATACCACCATATAACCGTAGTGCATCTACGCAGCAGAAAGCTACTGCTGCATCAAACCCATCTCTTGATAATAAGACAAAGGCAGGAGTACAGGCTCAAGTTCAACCTATGAAGTTTCCTCTTGAGCATCAAGAGAGATTTAGAGGACATGTAAGCTTTCAAGCAATTGAAACGATTCCACCTGATATATCTGTAAGTAAAAAGCTGCAAAACTTTTTTATTAAAACTGCTAGAGGTAATGTAAGACCCAGTGAAGCAGATCCAGAAGGTGCTGAAGCAGCTGCTGCTCAAAATAATCCACCTTCAAATGAAAATATCAAAGTTGAACCTCTTAAGTTAAAAATACTTGATGGCGAGAAGGTCACAATGTTCCTTCCAATATCTTTTGTAGTCAACGATATCATCTCGTACGAAAATTCTGAATTCGGTGCTGCAGGAGCAGCAGGATTGCAAGCTTTACAGAACACAGGTGATATTGCTGCGGCCGCAGGTCAAGCCATTAAGACTGGTGTTGCTGGATTAAAAGACATCTTTGCAGCTGGATCATCTCTAGAGGGTGTTGCTGGTAGAATTGCAGTTGCTAGAGGCGCAGGTTTCATTCCAAGTCAAGCAGCAAGAGATGTCATTCGATCTGCTGCACAAGTTACAGTCAACCCTAACGTAAGATCTGTTTTTAGAGGAGTAGCTCTACGTGAATTTACGTTTCAGTTTAAGTTGATCCCGACCTCTCTTGAAGAGTCGCGCGAGATCAAGAAGATCATTAAGTTTTTCAGATACCATGCATATCCAGAGAGTCTTGAGGTAGCAGGTGTTCCAATCGCTTATACGTTCCCTAACATGTTCAAGATCAAGTTGATGTACAAGAACAGTCCTGTCGGAACGAGAATCAAGATGTGTTATCTGAGAAACGTATCTACTAACTATAATCCAACTGCGTCTAGCTTTCACTCAGACGGAAGTCCGACTGAGATCGATCTCACTCTGAGCTTTGTCGAGAACAGAACGCTCACGAGACAAGACATTCAAGGTTTGGCCGGGGACACTTCAACTTCGAATCCTGACGATCCAACAGACGCTAACTTCTTAGATGATGGGAGTGGTTTCTAATGCCATACTTTCAAGACTTTCCAAGAGCTTTGTATCGATTCGGTAACGAAATAAGTTATGAGCAGTTTCAAGATCTGTCTTCGTATGTAGATGTCATCGATCAAATTAAAGACGATACATCTGCTTACTCTAAATACTACATACTAGATAACGAAAGACCGGACCAATTGTCTTATAAGTTATACGGAACGCCTGACTATCATTGGACGTTCTTCATGATGAACGATAACATTCGTGAACAGGGATGGCCGTTGTCAAATAGAGAGATCTTGTTATTTGCTCAAAAAGAACTTGCTCTCAATACTATTACCACAAAGACTGTTTTAACTGATAAGTTTAAAATTGGTCAGACTGTGGAAGGCGCTTCTTCTGGTGCGACTGGCACTATCAATCACCGTCATTTAGATCTAGGTCAATTAGTCATATCAAACTCAACTGGAACTTTTACAGTAGGTGAAAACGTTAACTCAACAAATTCAGAAGGAACTATCGAGACTATCTCTGTATCCTCATATGAATCTGAGTATTTGTCTGCTCATCACTACGAAGATGCAAACGGAGTGACTGTTGACATCGATCCGGCAGTAGGTCCTGGAGCTCTTTTGACTGAAGTTACTTATTTAGACAGATATGTGTCGATAAACGATGCATTAAAAGAGATCAGGGTTTTAAAACGTAGCGTGTTATTCCAAATAGCAGAAGCTTTTACTGAGGCTTTGAGAAGTTAATGGATTTCCCTCAAGAAAAAGCACCTGAGTCTGTAGACTCATTTATTCTCGAGCAAGTGTTGATCGAGTCTGATCGCTTACCTGTCAAAGCTGCAATTCAGAACGTCACTACAGATCTCGACATATATGAGCATATTGACAAGCCGTATCTTACTGCTTCAGTTATTTTTATTGATGCAGAAGGTATATTTACTGGCATGGACTTTATTGGTGGTGAGAAAGTTACAGTTAAAATTAAGAGTACTCGTAAAGGATCTGCTGTTATTCGGAAAATCTTCTATGTCACTAGTGTGATGAATACAAAGAAGATCAACGACCAGAACGAAGCAATCGGATTAAATCTTATAGAGGACATCGGTTATTATTCGAATCTGATCAATATCAACAAAAGTTATTCTGATAGGTGCGGTACTATCATCAAGAAGATATTGAACGAGAACTTCGGCAAAAAAGTCACACAAGTCGGTCTAGACTATCAACAAATATTTAATGTCATTATACCTAACTTGAATCCAATCGAAGCTATCTCTTGGATCAAGAATAAAGCGACAGACACTGAAGGGTTGCCTTTCTATATCTTCTCTTCTTTAGTCGGTGATGATATCAAATTTGCTAGCTTATCTTCGATGCTAAACCAACCATCGATGAATTCTAATTTGCCGTTTAGTTACTGGCAATCTGCATCTGTGTCACCTGATAGAGATATTCAGAGAAGAACTATTCAGTCTTACGAGTACTCTAATACTGAAAATCTTTTTGAATTAATTCGTGATGGCGTTGTAGGTAGTGAATACACTTACATAGACACTCTTAACGGAACTCAGACGACATTTCAATTTGACGTTATGAAAGACGCGTTCAAACCAATGTTGAATATGCAGAGCAACACAAAAAGAACAAAATCTCTTCCATTTGATGACAAACTGACATTTGACGGAATTTCTCTCAATCAGTTACCAAGTCGATCTATCACTCAAGTCGGTTCTAGTGGTGTTTATAATTCAGGAATCATCGACTATCCGTCTTATAGTGAAGAGAAAGATCCGCAAAACTATAAGAAAAAAGTAGTTTCAAGAGCTATACATAAGTTCTTGACAAAGTCTCCTATCAGTATAGTGGTTCACGGATACGATTTCATTGACGGAGATGCAAACAAGACAATAGGCAATAAATTAAGAGTTGAGTTTATCAATACTGCTGTTCACTCTAAAGATGAACAGCGTAAGGATCCAAAGAGATCCGGTGACTATTTGATCTACGCGACTAGACACATGTTTAAGAAAGAGAGATATGATCTAGCTTTAAACTGTGTGAAAATTGGAAACGATCGATGATACCACAAAGCTATATCGACTACTATGGTGACCAAACCAGATGGTTTGTAGGCGTAGTCACTG